CTGCTTTCCCAAGCATTTTTATGATTTGAAAGCCAATATGAGCTCGAAGTAAGCTCTGGACGGAAGGTCCTTAATTGAATTTGAAAACATCTTCGTTTAACACGCCGCTTCAATATACTCACGATCGAAATCATCGAAAGTGAACATAATCGGAGGAATGTCCATACTTTGTAAGGCAGTATTAACCTTTGATCTGTGTGCGTTGAAATATTCTCGGCCCCACTGATAAGCAAATCGGAGTGAATTTTCACAATTCTCAACAGTAGCTCTCTCATCGTTGGGAGATTTTCTGATGAAGTTAGTTAAATCCTGAATAACCTGCTTGTCAATTGGAGCTTGATAGAGATCCAAAACCTCGTGCTTCACAATGTGTCGCTTGAGGAATTGAAGGTCTTCAATCTTGTCATAATCACTAACTCGCTCACCTTTCGCTGCCGGAGTGTAATCAATCCCGTGTGCCTTCAAGAAGCTCCCGAATGTCCGCGCATTAAACGCTTCCAAACAGGATTCGTGAACCGCCACTTGGTTGTCGTCTCCATAAACCGAGGCGCAAGTCATGCGATCATACATTGCGAGTGATCTTAAAATAATCCAACGCTTGAACTTTTCTGGCTCTTCGTCCAGCTCTGCTTTACGTGCTGCCATCGTCATACACCACAACCACCCTATTTTGAGATATGCATCTCCAACAATAGAATTCAAGATACTCGTCAAAGCAAAACCAGATTTATTAGACATAAAAGTTTCAAAGACCGTGCTTCCACACCGGTGAACCGTGTGTGCAACTTCGTCCAGTAGAGTGTATCTTAACCGAGCATTCTCGGGTCCGTCATCGTACCAAGCGTTAACCAAACCTCCAAAATATTCAACAATCATGCGTGCTCGCATTTTCGAATCATACTTTGAGTAGTCTCCATCAAAACCATGGGTTCCAACTTTCTTCATTTTCCGTACTAGTTCATCCCACTCGGTAGAATCCACATTCATGCCCACTTTTCCAGAGTGTTCACGACGTGAGTCCATGTACCAAGCGGTAAATGATCCAAAATACTTCTTAATCAGAAGAGTATGGTCCATTGGTCCGACGTTAAAAACTCGAGGTTTATGCACTTTCTCAAATGCGCGTCTTTCGTCTTTTAAACAATCAATCCATTCCGATTCGATTCTAATGCCTTGTTTCGCCAAAGTTTCACGTGAATCTAACCTTTCTCTCAAAAGAGGATGGTTTACGAATCTTTTACCTTCAGGGGTCATTCCAAAGAACATCTCCTTTCCGGTAGATCCGGCCTTCCTCAATTTAGTATAGGGCCAACCAGGTGAAGTTTGCATGTTAACTGCATCAAAATATTCTAATCCTTCAATGCCATTGATCATTTCATCTTCAGTGAGAATTCTCCTTGTGTAGTCTTTTGATTTATAGAAGAATTCCTGTCGTGTAAATTCGAATACCTCATCGACATGAGGTTGGTGAAAATCACTACTTTCAGAATTGTACTTCTGCAGTCCTTCCTCTAAAGGGTCCCAATTCGGTGGATTCCGAGGGTCTTTTCGAGATAAGATAGCTGGAGCACTTTCCTTTTTGTAGATCAATTCTGAGATTAACGAGTCCTTGATTGTCGTCTTAGTGGGTTGGTGAACTTCATCATTGGGATTGCTTTTCCCCAGAACAAGAATTCGTGGTCCGTACACCATTGGGTATATGTCTGTTCCATCTGTAACACGACATTGCACCGCCTGGATTCCGGCCACTGGTAAAAGTTCTGGTCCCATGCTTAAGCGCTTACTTTCTAACATCTCTCGAGTGATAATAATTGCGTGTCCAGTGTTGTTTGATTGCCCTGCCACATGCATTCCTAGAATCTTTCCAGTCACATAAGGGTTCAAAGCTAACAGTGGGGATCCACAATCACCTACTTGAGTCGGTGCCTTATATGTAAAACGCCGCGCAAGAGCAAACTTATGAATAGTTCCTCCTTCCAAGTCTTCTGTCATGAATGCCTCTGTTTCCAATTTGGCATTCACCATACGATGAGTATCCACACCTGAAGGGCGTGAACATAAAATCGCTTCAGTCTTTTCTAATTTCGGGAGATCATCTTCTGCTACAAAGTGGCTACGAATATCAAAACCATGTGGGGGCACAGTGGCTGGAAGTTCGTAAATAAACCAATCTTCGTAACAATCCTTGTGAGTAATTTTGTCATTTCCTTTGGCAGAGAGCTTGACGAGTTGTGATGCTCGTTTTTCTTCCCAACCAAACTTGTGATCAATTCCTTTAACATTAATTGTGACAACATCCATTTCTTTGAGTCCAATTCGAAAGTGAGCTGGAAGTAAAATGTTCCGATTATAAATAAAAATACAATACAAATTTCGCGTGCCTTTGATTTCACAGATTGCCTGCCTAATCTTATGTTGATAAATCGCCATAGTATTAGGGTCAGAACAACCTTCTGTCATCGCAGCCATCATTCTTGGTTTTGGAACAGGGGTTCCTTCTGTTTGAATTCGCATTTGAGCCAATTTTCGAGTTTGTTGATCTCCTGAAGGGATAGCAGCTTCTGTAGAAATTTTCATCTGGGCCAATTTTCGCGTTTGCTGGTCTCCTGAAGGGATAGCAGCTTCAACAGCGTCATTTTCTCCTACTGCACCAAACATAGCGTCATAAAGATAACGTCCTGAAAAGTAACAAATAGTCAAAGC